TGCAACCATACCTGGTGTCAGTGGACCAGGTTTAGCCATTGGTCTTGCAGGTTGAGGACCAATTGGAATATCACCATATGTTGATGTCCTTGGTCTAGCCACAGGAACTGCACCACGACCTTCAAACATTCCCTGTGCAAATCTCTGAGCTCTTGGACCCAAAAGTCTAAGTAAGGTTGGAGATGCTGCAAAAAGACTTGCAGCAGTTCCAAATCCACCAGTGCCAAGATCAAACGCCATCGCAGTTCCTGGTTTTTCTTTCAGGAACTTTTCAAAGCTTGTTGTAACTTCTGTTAGTTTCCTGTCAATACCTTTTGCAATTCCATATCCAGGAATACCCTCAAAATCAGGAAGTGGTGGAATTAATGGAGGAATTGTTGGGATTGGTATTCTTTCCCACCAAGGTTTTTCTCTAGTTTTTGGTTGTTCCTGTTCCTGTTGTTGAGTTTGTGGTTGAGTTTGTGGTTGTTCCTGTGGTTGTTGTTGAGGTGTTGGAATAGGAGGAGTTGGAGGTTTTATCTTTGGAAACTTTGGTATTGGAATACCAGATGGTGCAGTAATGTCTGGCTCACCAAAGATATTACCAGCAACTGCAGACTGACCAGGAATAATAGGAATATTTGTTCTTAATCTTCTATCAAGTGCAGAGATTGTATCAAGATCTTTCTTTAGAGTACTATTGTCTCTACGAAGTTGATCTACAATCGCAGACGTTCTTAAACTTGCAGTTCGAATAGAACTTGAAAATGAGGCAACTTCACTTTCCGTGGCGCCACCAAGTTGTTGTACGGCACGGTCTCTTTCAAATGGAGTTAGATCTTTAATAGGATTGAATTTCATGATTATACCGCAAACATACTTTCATAACCAGTGTTGACCAGTCTAGGTTCAATTGATGCAACATCATCCTGTTGTCCAAAAGCCGACACTGGTTTTGGTCTGTTTAATTCTCTTTGAACTCTAGCATCAATAACAATTGGAGCTCTCATTGTTGGACCAATACTTGCAATTGATGCAGATGATGGTGTTACTGGTGCAGCTGCCCGATTTAGTTCTGGTGCCTTTGGAGGTTCGGTTGCAGGACCAGCTCCTGGTGCCTTTGGAGGCGCAACAGGTTTAGGTTCAAGTGTTGGATATTTTTTCTGTCTTCTCTGTAAAACTGGTGCAGCAGCTTCTGCCTTTGTAATTACACCATCATTATTTGCGTCAAGACCTCTATTTTGTTGATATCCTTGTTTAGCCACAGAGGCAGATACATATTGACCGAATATACCACCACCATCTTTAGTAAAGAGTGCTGCATCCATGTCAGCTCCCTGAGCAGCAGGGAGGAGAACACTCATGTAAACATCATCAAGACTTGCACCTTGAAGACCTTTGTTCTTCAAATATTTTTCAACATATTTCAACTGTTCAAGTCGGGTCATACCCTTCAAGTCTTCAACAGTTGTTCCAAGTCCTCGTGCAGTTGAAGGTATGAACTGAAGAAGTCCAGTAGCAAGACTATCAGGATTTTGGATTGAAGGACTAAAAGTTCCTCCAGTTTCAAAGTCCATAACAGCTAACAAATCAAGAGGGCTCATGCCAAGATTTTTGGCTATCTTATTAACTTCCTCAATAAACGACTTGTCCTTAAAGATATCTCCTTTATATCTTGTTGGATCAATAGGAGTTGTATCAATTGGTTGTTTTGTTGCTTCCTTGAAGGCATCAATAATACCACCCATGAATGCAGTCAAAGATGCAGTGATCAAAGCCTGAACCGATGACTGTGTGGCACCTACTGCGGCAGAAACACCAGGAATGGCTTGCATCGTTCTCTTGAACGTTGCTTCTCTTCTTCTATCAGCTCTTCTTTGAGATCTTAACTTGTCTCTTAAAGTAAGATCCTGTTGTTTATCTTCAATTACTTGATCTCTATATTTCTTCTCTATAGATGCACTACTCGCAAGTGCAAGTTGAATATTTGCAATGTTGCGATTTATTCTTTCAATCTCTAGTATGATGTTACCAAGACCACGAACAACCTGACCTCTTGGTGCATCAATAATTTCTGGAACTTCAGTTTGTTGTGGTACAAAAGTGCTTGTGCTTTGTACTAATGGTTCTGGAATAAGAATGTTTGGTGCATCATCACCCTGGTAAGGATATCCATACTCCTCTGCACCAAAGAATGATAATGCTCTTGATCTTCTCTCTTCTTCACTTAACTGAATTAACTCTGTAGAACTAGGTTGAGATTTGCCAAAGAAAGACCCAACAAGACTGCCTGGATCTGGAGATCCACCAGTTGTTGACATTAACTTTGATAAGATCGACCCTAGTCCTAATGACATTAACCTAAACCGTTATCCTGTTGATGTTTGAGTTTCTCAGCGTCAAGATAGTTCCTCAACAGGGAAACGTAAATATCACGTTCCCACGGCATCATATTTTCAATCTCTGTCAAAGAGTATTTATGGTACTGCATCAACGAAAAGTTGAGTTGATAGTATGACTCCGCAGTGATGTGAGCCATACTCACCCGAAAAAACTTGAAAGTCCCTCCAAAGTCACTTCATTCTCAACACCAGTATTAGGATTAGTAACAGTGATGGTGTGTGAAAGTTTTGGCATTGTCTCAAAGAACTTCTCAACTTCTTTGAACTGTACTGAATTGAACTGTTCAATGAAGTTTACTAGTTCTTCTTTTGTACAGTCTTTCGCTTCCCAAGCCTCATCTTCACTAAAAACAATGTCAATACAAGAAGCAACAACTTCAAAAGTACTATCAACATCTGCACTGAAACTAAAGTTTTCGTTCACAAATTGTTCCAATGATGGATACTTCATTCTTACGGTGTAAGTATCATCAAGTTTGATATCAGTACTGTGTTTCTTATCTTTCTTGACTTGGATCTCGTCAATATACACAGTCACATTAACTTCCGTTTGACCGTCATCTGGGCATCGAACAATCAAGTCTACACTCTCACCAACAGACTTTGCACGGATGTTGAGGAACAGATACTCAATATCAAAGGTAGGAAGTTCATCTACCTTGATACCTCTAGTTAAAATGCAATTCTTCAGGACATCCTTAATAGCTCTAGTAATATCTTTTGGATCTCCACTCTCAATTGCAAGAATGAGGATTTTTTCTTCTTTTACTAGAAATGGTCTGTATTTAACTTTCTTTCCGTTCGATGGTAAAGTCAGTTCATACGAAGGTGTAACAATTGTAGGTAATGGCATAATGAGAGGGTCAGTGATTTATTTAGAGTGATTATGCAGTGTTAGGGCCTGGTCCAAAGTTTCCTTGGAATACTGGTGGAGTTGTTACTTCTTCTCCTCTTGGATTTACTCCAGGAACATTCTGTTGAGGACCACCAAAAGATCCTCCTCTATTGGTAATTTCAAAGAGTTCCTGAAGTGTACCAGCACCAGTCAGTGCAATACCACCACCAGTTGCATCAAGAAGATTTTGTTCCCAGAGTTGTTGTTGTCTAATGATTGTTTCTGGTTCTTCGGAAATAGTTACACTATTCACAATATATCTGTCATATCTAAAGGTTACATTCAATTGTAACACATTTGATCCATTATAACTTACAGGTGTTGAAGAAACAGAATATGGCCAAGCTCTAAAGAATGTGTATGCGATAGAACCACTCCTTTGTTGGAATGCATCCTTATTGAACTTCCAGAGTTGAATATCACATTTATAGAAATCTGGATATGTCAATCTCATTACTTGGGAGTTACGACCACCTCTACTTGACTTTAAGGGATTAATATACTCTATCCAAGATTCAAAAAATTTCATCACGTTATAACCATAGTCAACATAAAACGTGAAGGTTATGTCATCATAAATTCTTGAATATGGTGTTCTTTCAGTAATACCTTGACGATCCCCAGCAACCTCAATATCAGCAAATGAGGATCCTGGGAGAACTGCATCACAAACATATAAACCTAGATCTTCTGCAACAAATCTATTGGTAACTCCTCTTAATGAAGCGGCTCTCAAAACACCAGCATTCATTTGGAAGAATGCCTGATAGTGGTTTGTTAGTGCTACCTTTTGGAATCTAGACTTGATATCATCTATTTGATACAGTTGTGGAATAGGCATTGGGCTATAAATAGATATCAGCCAGTTAAGAGTTATTTATGAGTTATAGCGGGAAGTACAAGCCTTCCAACCCAAAGAAGTACAAAGGTGACCCAACAAACATCGTCTATAGATCTCTTTGGGAAAGAAAATTTATGAAATACTGTGATGATAATGAGAATATTCTTGAATGGGGCAGTGAAGAGTTCTGTGTCCCATATAAAGATCCAGTGACAGGAAAGAAGAGAAGGTACTTCCCAGATTTTTACATCAAATACATTGACGCGACTGGCAAAATGCGTCGAATGGTTGTAGAGATCAAACCCGCAAAACAGTGTAAAGAACCAAATCCAAATCCCCCAAAGAAAACAAAGGCTTGGATCAACGAAGTTTACACCTGGGGTACTAATCAAGCTAAATGGAAGGCTTGCAAAGAATTCTGTGATGATCGTCTTTGGGAATTTAAGATATTCACCGAAAAAGAGTTGGGTATTAAATGAGTATCGCATCTATCGTTAAATCTGAAGCTGGAGGGAAAAATCGCAGCCGCGATTGGTATCGTGGTACTCTCATGAAAGTTCTACAGAACTATCAGGGTCCACAATATGATGATCCAGATAACGATAGAGATCAATATGGTCCAGCAGAAGGAGGTGAATTGTACTTCTTCAACTATATTGCAACCAAACCCAATAGACTGAAGTATTACGACCAGTTCCCACTGACATACATAATTAATACTTTCCCAGATGGATTTCTGGGAGCAAACTTACATTACTTAGAACCAAAACTAAGGAAAGGTGTTGCATTATCTCTTCTAAATAGTGGAGATGGTGTAATTGTACCCAATAAGACCTTACATAGGTATTACTTTGGTGGGATACAAGGTGGCATAATGAGAGTTCCAGAAGCAGAGATGGCTGACGTGTCACTGTTACCAACCGAAAAATTTGTTACTCCAAATGGAGTTGAATATCCTTCCTATAGAGTATGGAGGGATAAGTAATGTCATTTGCAGCACAAACACAGAAATCAAAACTATACAAAACTCAAGCCGGTGCTCAATACTATATTGAGATTGATGAAAACAGTGAGTACTATAGGGTCATAGGAGTACAAAATAAAAGTGATTATGACAACAACTTTGGTACGGTAATTTATGAAGAATCCGTCAGTAGAATGTCAAAAGACGGAAGTACTCTTGAAAAGGTAACGGATAAAGCTCTTCAAAATTACGGAGGAATTACATTTGCAAATAGAGCTAGAAATATCGTAGGAGCCGCATATAAAGGTTCATATTCAAGAGATGACCTCGCGCAGTTTGATGGCGCATGGTGGGTTGCAGATAGAAACACGGCACCTGCAACACCTAATAGTTCTCCTGGCACTGGAACTGCCCCTGGTGCAGATGTACAAACACAGATCCAAGAAGGTCTTGATCAGGCGACAATTGGGTTAAATCAAGATAGGGCCAAAGATCTTGCCATAAACACAGCAACACTACCACAAATCAGTAAAGCTTCTCTTAGATATCCAGAAGATCTGGATATGAATATTCAAGATACGTTGATGATCCATACCTTCCAATATGAACCAGCAAGAGGATTACCAACGATTGATCAGGCAACAGATAACGCTAGATTTTTAAGAACTGCCTCTATTGATTCAAAAGGTGGTAGAAGATCAAAGATCTTATCCACAATTATTCTCCCAATTCCCAATGCAGTTGGTGATAGTAATTCTGTTGCATGGGGTGGAGGACAATTTAGTTCCGTTGCAGGAACTTTAGGTGGAGAAATTAATAATGCAATTTTTGGTTCTTTAGGAGCTGGTCCAGATACAAGTGCATGGCAAAAATTTGAAGATATTTCGAATACAGTTGCGGGTGGAATAACTGGTGCAATAAGAGGTGCAGGGCAACTGATCTCAAACCCATATGTTCAAAGGAAGGCTTTATTGGATAACCTTGCAGCTGCGGCCGCAAAATTGGGTGTAAATGTCGATGTAACTCAGGTTATTACAAGAACTGGTGGTGTTGTAGAAAATCCTAATTTAGAACTTCTCTTTACGGGACCATCACTCAGGACTTTCCAATTTACCGTTAGATTTACTCCAAGAAGCCCTTCAGAATCCGTAGTTGTAAGAAAGATAATCAGAGTGTTAAAACAACACTCTGCGGTTAAAAAAGGTGTAACTCTTGGTACTGTTGGATTTGATAATAAAAACTTACTTCTTGGTACTCCTGATGTATTTGTTCTTAAATACATTCAGGCAGGTCCTCCAGGAGAACAAAGAGAGATCAAAGGTCTTACTAAGATGAAGACCTGTGCATTAACCAACCTTTCAGTTGATTACACTGGTGAGGCTGGTAGATGGGCTGCATACGATGGAGATAGTCAACCAGTTACCACTTTGGTGACTATGAACTTCGCAGAACTTGCACCCATTTACGATACAGACTATATCAATAGTTTTGGTGATGAAGATTCAATTGACGACGTAGGATTCTAA